TTTCATTTCCAAGGGCGCTTCGTCCTGGGACTGGGGGTTGCGCGGTGCGGCGAGAGGAGGCCACAAGGATCTTGTCGACTTTTTCATTTCCAAGGGAGCTTCGTCCTGGAACTGGGGGATGTGGGGTGCGGTCCAAGGAGGCCACAGAGACCTTGTCGATTTTTTCAAAGCTAAAATGTCATCAGACTACTTGAAGGAAAAATTCTAGTAGTAAATGCCAACGAATATATTCGGTGAAAAACATCCAATTTAAAAACAAGTCTTTGGCTAAACACCGCTCCCACAAATCTCCGGCCCTATGCTCTGGACTACCTCACAACCTCTATCCAACGCCAAGTTGAACTCTTTGCCAAGTTTCTTTGCCAAAACGTCCGATCCTGTGAGGACCCTGCGGATTCCCCTCCCTTCTGATTTAAAGTCCTTAGATGCTATTCACTACCGCGGGCCCCCACCACATGCCGTCGCAGTTGTACGTAAATTCAAAACGTCTGAACCACGTTTAGCACTTTCGCAGTCACCATCAGACGTTCTTCCTTCCTACTACAAGCCACAGGTGTCTCAAAGCAATGTATATACCTTTCCAATGCTTGACGCTTGTTTGCCATATATGTTATCGGGTGGAAAAATGGTTTATAGCTTGGAGTTTTATTTTATCGACCTACCGGATCTTGGAGCCTCTGCCGACATTTGTCTGACCCATTCCACACCCAACATCCAACCCTCCCCTGCGCGATTAACCTGCATCGGCAACGTCAATCTTCTCAAGCTTCAACCCGGTGATGCTGCATTTCATCTAGTGGCACGGAAACCCTTCACCTACACAATTTCTTATACGTCCTCTTCCTCTAAAGTGACTTTATGCCGTGGAGATGAATTGACTATTCTTGCCGAGCATGACATGGAAACAATAAGCTTTGATCAGAAACTTCCCATGGTTATCATTGAAACTCGCAAATAAAATATACCCACATTTTTTTATCGGTCAGTCACCACGGCACTCTCGGCAATAGCCTTGCGACACTTGTTGATTGGGTGTCCGGGCTTCTTGCAGTAGACGCATGGCTCCTTGCACGTTCTTGTCGAGTGGCCAGGCTTCTTGCAGTTGGAGCATACATAGGTCCGCTTTTCGCGTGGAGGTCCGGCGGCCTGAACCGGCAAGCCAGTCAAAGTGGGGCACTTGGTGCTGCGGTGACCACTCTGGTGGCATTTGCTGCATCGGTATGCTCGTTTGGTACGGGCGGCTGCCGTCAGGACCAAAACAGCACCATCCGCACCTCTGGCCGTCGCCGTCATGTCGCCGATGCCTCCGGAAATAGCGGGGGGCATTGGAGGAGCGGGTGGCGGTGGAACACGGGTGCCAAAACCAATCGACGCCTCGACGCCAGCGGGATAGCTAGTCACCCCAGCCACTCCAATGGGTGCCGGGTTGGCAATAGAGATGGGCGCTACAATGGTAGAAGGGACAAGAGGCCCGTGGCAGATACACCGGCAGTTGTCGGTACGGAAGGAGGTTCCCATGCAGAGGCAACATTCTAGAAACCCGCACTCGTTGTAGACGAGGCTCCCCGACAGATCACGCTTGAGAAGCCGCTTGTTGCACACCACTTGAGGAATTCCGCGTTCTACCCGTCGGCGCTTCATGAAGAGTTGAACGTCTCGGTCGGTGATTTGACGTGTCTTTTCAAAGGCTTGGGGAACCGACGACGGAGGTGAAACGCGTGGGGGGCAATCGGCGGTGGGCGCTTCTTCGGGGAGGACCTCGTCCGCCTTGACGGGAAAAAGAGGGCTTTGGGGCTCGAAAAGGCTGGGAGAATCGAAGTCGTCGTCAAAGAGTGAGTCGGCAGCCAAGTCTGCCAAGTCCAAGTCATCCAGCGAGTTGTGCTGGGCATCGGATGGGTGATGGGGCGGTGACGGGAGGGTAGGAAGAGCGGCAAGAAGCTCCTCAGAAATAGGTGCTGAGGGTGCAGTGATGGGCTCTGCTTGCTTGGTGGTGAAGGTCTCAAGCTTGCTTTTGGGATCCATCGGCGATGGATTGGGCGAAGATGTTGTGTGCGGAGACGAAATTGAGTTCGGAGGTGTCGAAGGGTGCTGAGGGTCTTGGTCCTTGGGATGCGGGAAAATGTGATCCTTGGGGGACGGTTCGCTTGGTTTGCTGGGGCTTGTCTCCATTTCTTGCTTTTCGCTATTCATATTGAAAGGAAAGAGTGTGAAAGTAATTTTGGCAAAAATTGCAATTGGGAAAGAAATTTCTAAATTGAGAAAGAAGAATCTCGAACCCACTTCTTATTGGCCATGTGGTCAGAACGTTATCGGCCACAAACACTCAAGACCGTCTTGGGAGAAGAAGACGCAAAACCCTTAACTCCACTCGAAATTGGGTTGGCCAACATTTCTTCAAGGGGAACTATCGACACCCACCTTTTGTTTTACGGTCAGCCGGGAACAGGCAAGACTACGTCTGCCTTGGCGATTGCACGTCATATTTATGGAAAGGATGATGTGAAGACTTGGGTGATGGAATTGAATGCGTCTGATGAGCGAGGCATTGACGTTGTCAGGGGGCAGATTACTTCATTCTGTGAAACTGAAGCTCTCTTGACCCGCAGCGATCAAATCGTTCATCCTTACAAGCTCCTCATTCTTGACGAGGCTGACGCCATGACACCTGACGCCCAACGCGACTTGCGTCACATTATGGAAAAACACGCGACAACGGTCCGGTTCATTTTCATGTGCAATTTCTTGACCCAGATGCACCCGGCAATTCGATCGAGGTGTTTTATTTTCCGCTTCCCACCTCACCCACTCACAAAAGTCCTTGTCACCTTGGGACACGTTGCCACTGAAGAAGCAGTTGATGCTACACCTCCAGCCTTGGAAAGTGTGGCCCATGAATCGAAGGGAGACATGCGCAAAGCCATTCATCTTTTGCAGGCAGCTTGGATTTCCAAGTCTTCACTTTCTGCATTGACCCCTGAAGACGTTTACCACACCTTGGGAAAACCCTCACCCACGTTTTGGAAGGAGCTTTATGAAAACCCATTGCCCTCTCCTATGGTTCTTTGGGAGACCCATTTGGCTCATTTTCTTTTGGTTGACGTTTTTTATTCGTGGTGTGAATGGGTCAAAACCAACCATCCTCTTACATGGATTTCCATTGTGGGGAGAGTTGCCAAACTTGAGCAGAGGATTTTAGCAGAAGGTGGTTCTGGCATGCCCGTACATCGTTGGGCCTTTGTATCTCTTATGGCCACTGTGACTACCAAATAACAATCAAAAAACCATCGTTTTTATTTTTTTTTTGTTTAGAAGGATCCATTCAAAACCACCATGGGTTCATTTAGGCATCCGCCCATTTAGGCATCCGCCCAATCGTCAACCACACGGGTGGAGTGGATGACCACACGCGACTTGATCTTGCTGTCACCCTCAGTCTTGCCGTCACCCTTGGACCGGCCTCCACGCTTCTTCCGAGGAGCGGCGCCCACAGGAAGCTTGTGCTGGATGGGGGAAGACGGTGGCTTGGCGGGGCGGCTCAGGGACGACACGGGGTAAGTCGGCAGAGTCTTGCCGACCTTGAGAGCGTCGGCACAGTAGGTTGTTCCGCGGACGTAGTCCTGGGCAAGGTTGCGGCACCAGGCGCTACAGTACCACCCGTCCTCCCGCTGAGGTCCAGACGAAGACAGGATGATGTGGGACAGGTGTGGGAACACGGTGCGCATGCCCGTCGTGGAAGGGTGAGACTTGAGGCCACATGTGCAGCACGTCAAGAGACGCTGTCCAGTGTGGGGGTGCCACTCCTCGGGAACGGCTGGCCCCGAACCAAGCCAAGAGGGGATGTCCGGGAGCTCCTCTTGGTCCGTCCCGTTCCAACGGCGAATGACCGAGGGGGCCGGGTTACAGACGACGGTCCACCACCCACCAGGACGAACCAGGTACTCCTTCCCCGTGTCGGGGTCCTCCTCGTAGATGGCCCGCGAGAAGAAGGTGACAGCAGGCGCGCTTGCTAGCGAAGGGTCGTCCTTGGTGAGACGGGAGACTTGGCCAGTGTTGGAGTGCTTGGATGCGGAGGACATGGTTGATGAGGGAGAGAGGGAAAGGTGGTTGTGAAGCTCCTCGGTTGGCCAAGTTGAATATTTTCTTCTGCAAATCAAAGAAACTTCTTTGGATCTCTAAAAAGGCATAAATAAAAGACCACAACCCTTCCATTCTCCATATTCTCTCTACCATGCTAAGCCAAGGTTACGTCTGTGACTTGCCAAGTGGGGAAGGTGGGAAACCCAAGCGTCTTTATGTCACATCATCATCCGTCCCTCAAAACCCCTCCCTCCCACCCCCCGTCGTGCATGTGTGGTCTTCCCTCTTGGGTTCCGCCGCAAAAAAATCCTTGGCAAAAACTCTCATTGACACCTTTCCCACATTAACCCGTTTTCTCGAGGTCCCGTCAAGCCTATCTTCCTTGCCCCTCTCTATTGTTTCCCGTAACCTTGACGCCGTTCACGCAACCCTGGCCAAGCTTTTCCCCCTAGCCGAAGGAACACCAAGGGTTCTCGTTTACGGGCGGGATCCAACCGTGGCCTTGCCACCGGCTCCTTCTTCGTCTCTAGCCAAGTCTCTTGTGCTTTGGAGTCATTCCACAACAAGGCCACACGACATTCACCTAGTCGAGGTTCGTTTTGTCGAAGGGCCTGCATGGAAACTCGTTTCAAGTCTTGAGGATCTTGGTCCCCTTTATGATCCTGTCAAGCGACTCGCACATGACCTATCTCTCACCTTTGAAGCCGATTCTGCTCCTATGGGTGATTCGGTCACTTTCTACACACCGACACTCTCCTCTTTTGCCGCGGACTACTGTCGAACCGAAATTACCGAGCCATCGATTCTTCTCTCACCACCTTCACTACTCGCTGAGCCAGACTCTCCTCCTGCTTCTTCGCGCCTATACCACCTTCCCCCATCGTACTCCCTTACAAACAAGTCACACGTTGTATTTAGTTGGTTCATGCCGGCTCAGACATCTGCACCATCCCCCTTTCATCTCGCACTCGACGGCTGTCCGGTCCTACGTGAAGACGTTTTTCAAAAACTCGATCCCATCGTCTTTCTGAGGGAGATGCTCACCGCGCCCTCCCCTTGCTCAACATCTCACTTGGGCCACACTTACCGATTTATCGTCAGCGAGATTTGGGCTGCTTTTGCATCCTTTGTTGGGTCAGCGATTGCCTCGGAAACGATGGACACCTTCTCCTTGCAAGCCTCACAAACCGTCAACATGATGAGGGACAAGCTCAAACGCTTTGCAAAAGTTTGCACCGACGATAGTTTGGTGGAGCGTTTAACCAAGGCGGTTGACACGGCAAAGGAAGTGTGGTCTACTCTTGACGGGGTGTCTCTTCCCTTGGGGCCGATTCCTGAAGATGATTCTACAGAAGACGCCGAAGTTCCCCCAAGCCTTCTTCATGATATTGTCGGCTTGGCAGAAGAATGGTATGAGCGCCACTTGGATGGTCAAGCACCAGATGCTACTCCAGAAGCAAAACGTTGGACAAATTTTTGGAACTCTTGCACCTTTTCCGTCAACACAATTCGCCAGACGACGTCACGGGAACCTCTCTCCTTGCCTCCATCCCCCACCACCTTTTCACGGGGGCTCCGTCGGCAATATTCCTATGTTTCGTCAACCCACGTCCCCCCTCTTCCCCCATCCCTGATGTAATATAAATAACCCTTTTTATTCCATAAGCTCTTGGGCCTGTCGATTCAATTCACCGGTGAGGCCCCTATCCAATTCAATGTCTATAGAACCATCGTCATGGCACCTCATTGCCTCTTTAAAACCGTCCAAGGTAGAACGATCCAATGCTACCAAAACAATTTCCTTGACGGTTGACCCTTTACTTAAAGAAGTTGCATAGTGGCGAATAGCCTTCAAGGTAGCCCTTGCATCAAGGCCACTCACGACCAAAACGTATACCCGCGAATCACCTGCATGAGACGCCCGATTCAGCAGATCCTTTAGGCCTGTGTGTCTCCAGTAGCGTTGTAAGTCTTTTGGAATCTCTGTCATGTTTAGATTCTGAGCATCCATAAGAACATGGCTGCCGCTCCCTCTTGGGACACGGGCCAAGCCAAGCGTCACTTGGAGACTTCCTTCTCGTTTTGTGCAAGATGTTTTTGTCTCCCATCCGGACATTGCATCCTCTTCACCACTATCCTCCTGTCTTGGCACTTTGGGTGCTTGTCCCACACCTTGAAGAGGTGCTACTTGGCCCATGTCCAACACACCCTCTCCCTCTTTCCACAACAAAACCTCCCCCGGTTTTGCTCTTGACTTGAGAAAATTTTCCGTCTTTGCATTTTTCAAGGTGACCTCAACCTTGGAAGCAAGGACACTTGCGCCCCATATCGTCGGAGAATCATCACGAATAAAGACATAGGGTCCGTACCTCTCTTGACGAAGAATACATCCGTCCTCAAGAAGGCGCGAAAGCCTGTGTTTCATTCCCGTCAAACGAAAATCGTCAGCCAAGGAAGTCAAAGGGTCAATCCTTTCTGCTTGGCCAAGCTGAACCAACTCGAAATCCGACACATCAATTCCTCCAAAGGCAAATAGAGTTGCAAGGTTTGAGGCTACCCGTGCATCTTTTGACTCCCTTGCCCTGTCCAACAAATCAGCCACCTGGGTTGCCAAATCGCGTAGGACAGCGACATCCACAAACGCAGCTGGGGGTGTCACGGGTCCAGGTTGTAAGACATTCAATTTTGCCAATCTCGGCTGTGCCACTCCACACGCTTCAGCCGTAGATTTTAAATGAAAAACTTCACGGCTATATGGTGGCAACCACACCGTGTTTAGAAAAATAATTGCATCTTGAGCAACGGGGGCTAGACCTGAAAGAATGGAACGTGCAAGCGAAGGTCGAGGAAGGCCCTCCCAGGTTACACCAATAACGACTGACATTTTTTATTAGTCACCACACTTTCCATTCCCATCACAAAGTTGCCTGAAAGGTGAATTTGACGAATTATTTTACACCAAAAACTTTCTTAATCTTTTTTTCTTTACCGTTGATCTGCCGCCCTGCCCCATCTTCCCCGTCTCCCCCCACACAAGTGTTAAACGATGGAGAAACGTCGCCGCTCAGAAATCCAAGAACCCACAGAACTCCCACCAAGCCCCACAGCTGCAGACTGCATGGTTCTTCCTTCAACCCTCGGCGAACCTCCGCCATCTCCTTCCGCCATTGAAGCGCCTCGACCCGCAATTGAACCGCCTCGACCCGTCAAACCTCTAGGCCCTCCACCCAAGCCTTCACGCGAAACGGTTCACATCCTCAAGACATGTGCCAAGGCGGCCGCGACCAAGGTACCGACCGATCTTCCGCCTGGTGCCGAGATGCTCCTCAAGTGCAACCTTGGCTTCCCCATCGTTCCCCTCAAGGTCGGCAACGTCATGGCAAGTGCTTACTTTGCAAGAGGAGAGACGACTCCAGTCTTTGACCTCGTCCATCTGTCCACTTCTGTCCGCAATGGTGAGTACATGCCCAAGTATGGAACAAACAAGGGATTTCCGGCAGTCCTCTTGAAGATGCCCATCGTCGAGGGAAAACCGTGGACGACCTTTACCATTTTTGCCAAGGGTGTCGTCAACATTAACGGTGCCCTGCGTTCTGCCGACCACGCTTACAAGGCAGTCAAACGCATCCTTCTTCTTCTGCGGCGCTTCCACCGCGACCTCACTCTCACTACATGGAACATTACCAACGTCTACGCCACCGTTCAGATGCCCATCCAGATCCGTCTTGATCAGTTGTCTGGCCTAGCCTACGAAATCCAAAAGGCCAAACTGGAAGAGGACCACCCCCTGGTTCAACTCGTCCCCCAACTCTTCATTTCCTACAACCCAGAGGTATTTTCAGGTGCCAAGATTTGGTTCGAGCCTCGAAAGGACAGCTGGTCCAAGCGCGGACGCAACAAGGGACGCTACGCCTCCCTCTTTTCAACCGGCTACATCGTCTTGACTGGCAACAAGTCGGTTGCTGCTGCATGGGACGCCTACTTGACAATTCTTCGAATCCTCGGATGTTGCCCCTACATGTGGCGCCTGACCCCTCCCAAACCACCAGTAGCAGCAAAAACAAAAAAATCAAAAAAGAAATAAATTTTATTCACACTCCTTCATTACGCATGCGCTCTTGATACATAACTTGCTGCAAGAGGTTACCAACCTCCTTGGCATTCACCCCTGCTCCATCTGCCCCGGGACCACCTCCCACACCTTCAAACTCCAAAACGTCGTCTCCGTGTCCAATGTAGACGTGGGCCGTTTCACGCTTGCTCCGTTGGAGACGAAGAATGGCATGGTCAATCGTTCTTTGAGCCGCTTCTTTGTCGACCACTTCGTTATCCACCATTGTTGGGGGGTAGACGCCACGGAGCATGTGTGACGTCACTTTGCGGGTTTGCGACTGGCGCCACACTCGGTCACGTGCCTGGTCCTCCACAAACGGGTTGAACCAATTGTCCAAAAAGACAACTTGGTTGACAGGGTTCGCTTCGGTCCCCGTGATGGTGAGGCCGACACCTCCCGTTTGCAACTGAAGCAACATGGCCGGAAAAGTCGAGGGTGGTGCGGTCTTGAAAACATCCAAGAGCTTGGCACGCTGCTCAAGGTCAAGGCGCCCGTCAAACTTGAGGACTTGCATGTGACGACGAGAAAACATGTAGAGCTCAAAAAGGTCCATCATCGACGTCCACTGGGAGACGACCAAAGTCTTCAACCCGGCGGCTTGATTGGCGGCAATGATGTCGGCCGTCGCCGTAAACTTTGCCGACTCGTGGCGCATCAAGGCAGAGCCGGGGTCCGAGGGGCGCGGGGGTTCCGGTGTTGTCCTGTCTGACGCCTTCCACACAAGCCATGCAGTCTCCCTTGAGCAAAACCTCGACACGGCTTCTCGGCCCAAGGTTGCTCCGGGGTGAGTGGTCGCTTGGCGGAGGCGCAAAAGACGCAACAAGGCGGCAGCCCAAGCAGATTGACGTGCGCCCAAGTCCGGCGCAGCCATAAAAATCTTGTAGGCGTGGGCCGTGTTGTGGAGACAGTCCTCGTAGATGCGTTGCTCCAAGGAAGTGAGGATGACTTGGGTCTCCTCGGGCACAAGGGGCGGCAAGAGTGGGCCAAGAGTTGACTTTGGACGGCAAATCATGGCGACTTCTCGGAGACGCTTGACCATATCCGAACATCCGGCCTCAATTTCCTTGGTGTCTGGAGCCTTGGTTGGTCGCGGGTCAATCAAGGACAGGTAGGATGGAGACGCCCACTCAAAGGGTGAAAACCCGGCAAGAGCGAGTCGTGCGGCCAAGTCAGCAATCGAGTTGCAAATCGGCGAGGCCGTCATGACGACTCGAAAGAGGAACGGGTCACGGGTCAAGGCGTGAAGGGCCTGCCAAACACCAGAAGTCGTTGTGTAGGGTGCCTCGTCAATGAAGAGGGCGGCCAGAGGCAAACGGAAGAGAAACCCCTTGGCTTTCCAATGTGACTTGATGGCTGGATCCAGGGGTGCCGCAACGACCGGGATGTCTTTCAAATCCGTCTCCCAAACGGGTGAGGGTCCGCCAACAAAGAACACGTCGTCTCCAACCTTTGCCTCTGCCACGTCATCTCCAACTTTGGGTGTCGCCGCGCCACCTTTGCCGCGTCGTGTGGCAAGGACAGCTTCCTTGGATTTGTGTCGCAGGGCTTCAGTTGTCGCCCGACGCTCCATCTTGACCTTCTCTTTGGATCGCTTGACGTCAAGACTCTTTGGGTCACGTCGGTTAGACAAGTGGAAGATGCCGCCAGACTTGCGCATCCGTTCCAAGAGGGCCGTACGTGAAGGTGCTTGACGAAGAAGGCGGTTTCCACCAGTCATCTCCTTGGCACGCTTGGCAAGAAGATTCGGAATGTCTACACCAAACTTCTTCACCTTGGTCCGATCTCTCTTTCCCTTGGGAGATCTCAAGCCACCGTCCGAAACAAGGACGTGAGGTGTTGTCAAGATGTAGAGGGGGCAGCCACTCGCCGGTTTCCCACGCAAACTCTTGGCAAGTTTGTCACGTGAGGGGCCGTGGTAAATCATGACACGGTCAAGGTCAATGGACGTATGACTTGCCAGCTCTTGGCGCCAAACGACAAAGACACTCAGCGGACAAACAACCAAGACGGGTTGGCCAGCCTTGATGCGACGTGTCATGGCAAAGCCTTGAATCTCGCGGACGGCGAGTTGGACAGGTGGCGGCAAGGCGAGAATGGTCTCCTCTTCCAAAAAGGCGACAAATCGACAGACTTCAGCAAGACTAATTGTCTGGAGCGTCTTTCCCAAGCCGGTTGCGTCACTCTGCATGATGCCGAGTCCAAAGTTTTTGCCATAGTAGCCGTAGCCATCGGCGCGTTGGAGGTTTTCCTTGTGACCGGCGACCGTCCGGGACCATGATTGCTGGAGCAAGAGGCGTGCCAGGCCGTCTAGCTGGTAGGGGTAGAGCTTGGCCTTGATTCCAGCGGCTTGAACCAAGAAAGCCAGTACCTGGTGCACTTGGTTGCGGTGATCAGCGGTTGTGCTTGCTTCTGCAGCTGCGCTTGGTTCTCCAAGAGTCGCCATGAGGCAATGGTGAGAACTAAAGTGCGTTTGGTGTTTCAAACCTTGATTCAAATTCCTGAGTTGGGCTCTAAGAAATCAAACCCCTCAATTGAGTCATCACCCACACACCAAATTTAAAGAATATTGACTGAAAATACATTTTTCAAACTAACATCGCAAAATGGCAGCCGCATCTACGAGGTCCGGGTTGTCAAAGGAGAGGGCACGGGAAATGTCAGGCCAAGACGAGGATGGGGCACGGGCCAAAACTTCAGCCACGTTGGTGGGAAAGCCAAATGTCTTCAGGGCTCCAGACGTTGCCGCGACACTCGCAGATGAAATGTCGCCAGAACCACCAGATGTGGATGGCCTCACGGGCTCCCGCGTCTTTGGATCGTAGAGCAAAAAGTCATCGTTGAAGGGTAAAATCATCTTGGCGGCCATCTCGAGGGTGAGGTCTGGCATGTGGCTGACAGCATGAGCAACCGCGTCACATGGGCGTTTCCAGGAAGAAAACTCTTGCTTCGAGCTGGCACCGTGCCAAAGGGTAGCGCCGGCAGTCTTGGGGTTGGACGTTTGCCCCGTCATCATACGACCCCTTGACGGGGCAGTCTTCTTGAGCTTGCGTTTCTTGGTAGTGGTGTTCGAATCGCCCTCACCACGCTTTTGCTTCTTCATCTTGGAAGGAGTCTTGGGCTTTGCCTTTGACTTGCCACCTGTAGTCTTGCGGCCGCGGCGCGAGTAGGTAGACTTGTCCGGCGGGTACTCGTTCTTGCCCCAAATCTCGACAAGAGCCTCGTCAAAGGGCGTCTCACGTGACGAGTCGGCTGAAATCTTTTTCCAAACCGCGGCCCCCATCACACGCATGTTGCGTGCCGGGCCGGAAATCTCAACCTCTTCACCGTGACCATCCTCAGCTTCGGGGTCATAGTGGAAAACCTTGAACCGGGGCTGACCAAGACTGACGTCTTGTGGCTTTTGGTCTTTGTCAAAATTGACGACGGCGCCCGTCTCGTCGTCTCCCACCCGGAAGCCAACGAGGAAGGTAGTCACGGTTGGCAAGGTAATCTGTGGGCCGCCCTTGCCACCAATGATGCGGATGTGGGCCTTGAGATCTTCGCCGTTGTCCTCACTCTCAAGAAGCTCGACAGCCTTCATGATCAACTGGCGTGCCGAGTTGACAACAGTCTCCTCGTCAGTCAAGCTGTCAACAATGATGTAGGGGTTGCCCTTGAAGTTGCGGTGGTTGTCCGAGATGGATGCCTCAACCTTGTCAAGGGCTGCACGCCGAGCCTCTTGAACTCGCTTGACTTCCGGGTCGCCGCCGAGTGAAATGCCGTAGGATGCAAGAGATGGCTTTCCCTTGCCTTTGCCGCCCTTGCCTTTGCCGCCCTTGCCCTTGCCTTTCCCGACAACCGTCGTTGGAGTCGTGATGGCATCCACATCACCCTCTTCGTCATCCGGGGGAGACGCGCAGCGGGTAATGGGTCCCCTGTCTTTGCCCTTCCCATAACCTGTTGCCGGCTCAGAGTTCATGGCCGGCGGAGGAGTGGGTGGAAGAGGCGGCACAAAGTCTTCCTCGTCAGAGTCTTCCTCGTCAGAAGAAGAGTCGGCGTCAGAGACGGCCCGAGTCGGTTCGTCATCACCAAGACCGGCAGGAAAGGGAGGGAGAGAAGCCAAGCGCTCCATAGGAACACTCTTGCCTCCAATGGCTTGATCGGGAGTCGCTTGGTTTGAAGTCGCTTGGTCCATGGTAGGGTCGACAGAGAACAAAGACATCTTGTTGGAAAGTGGAGTGTGAACTTGGTTTGCTGAATTTTACAAGATTTTGATTTGAAATATCTTGGTCTTGGTTTCTTTTAACACCAAATGACTCTAGGTGAATATGATGAACTTGTGTGGATCGATGAACTTGTGTGGATCGATGATTTCGTTGGCTTGCGGTTACCCTCACCAGTCCCCAAACTATACTAGGGCTGAGGACAAATGAATTGATACTCGAAAATAAAGTTATGGCTCGACCCGACATAGTTTTGATTGACAAAAATACAGTGGTCTTTGACCACTACTGAAATGTCGGACGAGACCTAAAGATCGACGTAGTCGATCATTAATGATTGGGCAAAGCCCAATC